ATCTGCCCCTTCTATCATGGCATACTTACCTATCAGTATCATAAGATCTGCTTCAGCTGCCTTGCCTGTTCTACTATTTTCCATCATGGATAGATTAAGATTTACTCTACCCTCTGCATCTGCCGACAGTTGAGAATACCCGAATATTGCACACTCATACCTTGTAGCGAGATCCCTAGTGCGTCTGTATATCTCACGTAGCTTTTCATGCTGGGCAGTTATATGTTTACTGTCAGGTAGCGTTACTTTGTCTAACATATCGATCACAAGTATGTCTGGCCTATTCTCTTTGAGATGGGCTTCGATACCATCCATGCCATAAGACTCTTCTATCCTATCTATAAATAGATTATCTTTTTTCCATTCACCATTGATCGCACTACCACCACCACCAAGTAACTCTTCTTCTGATTTATTTGTAGCTGCGCTCAAGTATCGTAGTGCTACCCTGTTAGCAGGTTCTTCGTTGCACAGTACGTGTACCTTCGCGCCCTGCTCTATCCATCCATACGGCCCCATTGCAAATGATGCATGGCTTGAAGTCTTCCCTGTTTCGGGTCTTGAGCCTATCACTACAAAGTGTCCTGCCGATACACCCGATACTCTTTCAGCAAGAGATGATACGTTGAATGCCCATTTTGTTTGTACGTTCATGGAGTCAATGAGTGTCTGGGGATCTAGGTTAATACCTTCAAATGGGGATGCATCTGTTACAAACCCTGATGCATAGTCATCTATCAACTTAGATAAACTGTCTAGGCTAGTTTCTTCACCTTCAGTTAAGGCATAACCTATCTCAGACACACGCCTACCTATTTCTATTCGCCATAAGTTGTGCATAACATCCTTGGCTACATCAACAGATATATCCTCCGACTGCCTCATCTTAGCAAAGAGAAGTCTGTAACTATCTTCTTGCGCTTTGGTCAACGAGTTATTATTACTGAAGAATAAGTTCTCTAGCTCAGATAAATTAATTGAGTTATTGTAGTTATCTTGTGCGGATATGATTGTTTCAACAATCCGCTTTGGTTCTTTTTCAAATGCAGTGATAGGTACGTTCCTACCAATCTGCTCATAGATCTGTTTGTCGCACAGTGCTTTGACTAGCTCAAGCATTTTTGTATATCCTCTATAGCCATATCTTTAATATCAAGTTCTAGCGCAACGACCTTACACTTGTCAACTCCTACGAATATGCGTCTAGACATATTGATAGCTTTGTCAGTTGCATCTTTGTCTAAGGCAATAGTCACACTGTTGTATGTATCCCAAATCTTATTTAGATTATTGGTAGACAGTGATGTACCTAGCAACGGCATAGCATCCGTATCATCTAGGTATGTCACTGCTTTCCATGCGGATATGATATCCTCTACTATAATTAGATTAGATTTTGGTGGGGCATCGAATGGTATAGTTATTGAAGTATCAATATCACTATATCGTTTCCACTTTGGTCTACGCCAAACATCCAATGCCCTACCAATAGCATCTATATTTTCTCCTTTATGCTGGATCATAAATGCTACCCGTCTTTCTAATGGGTCATACAATACAGGGATATTTATATTGTTTATACAATACTTATCTAGAAAATCGCTACAAATATTAGAATAAGCCAAACGGCTGACATCAATGACATTTTGTTTTCCTTTCGTTTTGTTTTTCTGTTGATGGTTAAACTTAATATCTTCTAATGACATACTAGTATTATTCTTTACGCCACTGTAGTTGCAGGATGCCGAATAGCAATTCCACTTAATCGTATTGCCCGTCCTACTCAAAGTAAACGTGTTATAGCGATGGCATTTTGGGCAGTTACCCCGTTTAGTTTCGCCAGATAGTATGTCGGTTAAATCCATTCTGGCTTTTCCCTTTTAGTCCATTTAAGAATGTGTGCCTTACCCTTGCGGTAGTAGTTGCGATACGCTTCAACGTAGTCATCGCACTTGTACTCATCAGGCATACACTGTGGCGGTTCTGTATGTCGATCACTCTCTAACCACCAACCCATGTATTCCATGTAGTCTTTCATCCTCTGTAGTATTGCAGTAGAACTATGCTCTTTATCATACCTGTATCTATATTCTTCGCCAATCGCTAAACCATGTTGCAAGGCCCATAGCATATTACATCTTAGATACCCTACCCATTTAGTCATAGGATGATTTTGATATGCTGGTTTATAGATATTTTCTAATAGATCAGTAGGGTAATCTAGCATATTATCAGGTAAAGAATGCCAATCGTGCATAGCAGTACTGCACATTTGGGCAGTCTCAAGAACCATCTTGACTACGTGCTTGTCACACAGTTGTTGCGCTGATTTTATGGGGCATCGGTCTATAAAGAATATGTTCATTAGTTTGTGTCTCCATTTTTCTTTTCCACTCTTTGAGTTGCTGTTTATGTGTCTTCTGCAAGAACTCAATTAACTTCTCTTGCTTAAGTATCGTCTTTTCAAGGATACGATTGTCACGCATCACTGCCAAGTTCTCCTTTTCAAGGTAAGCGATCTTCTCGTCATCACCTCTCGTCACTATGTCCATTGTCATTTAGTCACCTTATTGTTATTTGTAGAATATATGATCTTCAATTTGAGTAATATACTCTCTCCTCCATTTCGGGTCAACTGAAATAGCGTGATAGAATACAGCCCCGTCAAGTAAAGGTATGGATAAGCCATAGGTGTATTGAATTTCTTCCGCTACACGTATGGCTTTGTTCCATGCCCGTTTATCTTTTGGTACATCTGAAAGACCATCACAATAAAAACTAAATTGACATTTATGTTTGATGGGATAGTCTTGTTTCCAGGAATATGTAGGCCCCTCTTTCACTACCTCACATACAGTATCGGGCCAACGGCTATCATGAACACGGTTCAATACAACTTGTGCAACAGCCATCTGACCTATAGTCGGTTGATCCCTAGCCTCAAAGTATATTGCTTGTGCCAGACAAGTTATGGATGCACCGAATGCTATGATCGTAGCGTCAAGCATTTAACTTCCATCCCTTACTGGCCTACCCCTAGCCAAGTCTAACTTCTGACTATCGGTAAGTTTTTCTTCATCATTTTTTTCTACAGGTTTAACATTACTCTTCATAAATTGCATATAAACACGACCTTCCTCTGAAATATGCCAGTAAAATTTCCATTCTTTCGGGCAAGTTTTTGACCAATCAAATAGCTGTTGAACTTTTGCATCCCAACGTATGGGTCTATCATCCTTATCTGTCATCGCCCGAACCTCCAATCTTACCTCGCTCCATACGAGAGTTTAGCTTTTGTAAATTAAGTTCTACTGCTTCGGTCAGATCTATATTCAGATCATCAGCAACCCTAGCAATGTACCACAGTACATCTCCTATTTCTTTTTTGAGATCCTGTTTGCGTACAAAGCTAATTCGCCCATGATCATCTCTATAGATCTTTTTAATCTGGTTCATTAGTTCGCCAACTTCACCCGATAAACCAAGCGATGGATAAATGATATCGTCGCTATATATCTTAGTCTTGCGAGTTTCGATTTGATATTTGTTAAAGTCTAGCATTATTAATTGTCTCCTCCTTATTGTTTAAAGAAACACATTCAGCTATAAATTTATGCATTTCTTTTTTATCATCCTTATAAAAAACAGAAAAGTCACCCTCTCGTTTCCATAGTTCATAGCCTTGTCTTAGCTCATCACTTAAAGGTAGTTCTCCTATAAAATTAATTGCGTTGTTAGCCATAGCTAATTGCATTTCCAAGAAACCGTCTCTAACCTTTAGCATTCTTATTTCGTCTTGCATTTGTTTAATTTTTAACCTTAACTCTACAATTTTTTGTCGATAAGTTCTATTATGTGATCGATTATAAACAGGTTTTTCTTCTTGTATAGCTTTTAATTCTGCTCTAAACAACTGTCTTTCATTTTTAAATCTTTGGAGAGTTATGTTGCTGACCATACCTGACCATTCAGAAGATTTTATATGATGTTTTAATCTACTCATAACGCTTGTAGATTGGCCTACATAAAGTAATTTTTCATTATCGTCATAGGCCCTATACAAAACATAATCGACCATTTAAACGCTCCTGCTACTTAGTTGATTAAATCGGACAGTAGGCAGCTTGGCCCTGTTTCCCATTGAGTCGCAAACATACGTCCATTTTCTACTTATCTTGGCCCATACAATGCGATGCCCAGAACCAATACGAGGCAGCTCGTCTTGAAGGTGAAGCCATATCTTAGTCGCACCCCTCATAGACTTTGGTGGTTTTTTACTAAACGAATGTTTTGGAATTTTTAATTTAGTATTTGTAAACATAACAACCTCCTATTTAAACTCTGTTTGATTTGTTGTTTTGTGAAAGTTTATTGGGTTGTTATGCCACGAAATGGTGGTCTTTAATAACTCCAATTACGTACCCGTTTGGGTGTGCGCGAAGAATACTATCGTATGCTTTGCGTGGAGTTGTCTCATAGGACGGTAGCACCTCTACGCTACCGCCATATTGTTTTTTATAAACTACTTTAAAATTAGGAAAGCCTTTTAGTTTAAGTCTTTTCATGGTTTTGTATCCTTGTTGTTTGTTTTTTAATTTAATTAGTTATATCACAAGATATATTAAAAGTCAAATAGTTTTTATTTACTGAGTTACCTTTGCCCTTAATATATCCCAATCTTTTGCCTTAAAATTAGATTTATATTTGGCCTCCCTACCAAGACTGTAGACTTGTTTTGCATCTAGCCCATGCATATCTGCTAGTATCTTAGCAGTTCGCATAGTCCATTTAGGATTAGCCTTGGCAGAGTGCCAGATAAATTCTAGTATAGAGTTTTGCTCTACCCGGTCTTGGATTTGACGTTTAGTTAGGCTCATCTTTTATCAAGCCATCATAAAATAAAGCGCACTGGAGATCTTCCATTTCATCTTCCTCCCATGCCGACACTTTAACAATAGAGAACGGGGTTCGATTGTGAAACTGTTCATCCTCTACTCGTTTGAATATGCCTATAACATCACCTGCTTCAACATATTTGTTTAGCCCTGAAATACTAATTCGTTTATCGCCTCGCGTCTTTGCTTTGTAACATCGTATAACGCTAATCGTGCTATCGTAAAAGTATTCCCCGTCAAACTTTACGCCCTCACCGTTTTCTAAATTATCGTATGTATCGCCAAACAATTTAATTACGCTTTTGTTTGCATCTATAATATGTTTGTCGAGCATTGTTTTAGTTAATTTGATTTCAGCATATTCAGTATTAAACATAGAAGTCATATTTGTTTTTCCCTTTTGTGTTGTTGTTGTTTTTGTTTCTGTCGTATGAACCTTTACCCTTTTTGGGTTTTACTTTTTGTGAACGGGGGCGGTCATACGCAACCGCCCTCGCCACTGGGTTGATAGGTTTAACCTTATCCACTAGGCCACTAGTTCTTGGGGAGAAAAGTTATACCCACTGGCTACGGCATCGCGCCAAGGTTGCGATTGCATCCAATCCCTCACTTGGAACTTCCTATCAAACAATCGTTCAACTTTGTTATCAATATTATCACCCGTATTATTAAGTTGAAATCCATTTCTTGTATCTGCGTAGGTAGCATAGTTTGTAAAAGCATTAGATACACTGGCTAATGTATTGCCCCAGTATTCAGCGTTAGCATTAGCTAATTCTATCATACGAGTGTTAATACGTTCTTGTGGAATAATTGCTTTTATCAAAGTTTCCCTTGCACTTTCAGTAATAACCGCATTAGCTAGTCTTTGTTGTTCAAGAATAACATTTTTAAACACTATAGCATTATCACTGATGTCGCGCAAGTATTGTGCTAGGTTATAGTTTTTTGTATTCTTTGCACGATGATGTTCACTACCATCCTGTACACCGAACAAATTTTCATTCATACACCAGCTACTGAGAAGTGATGTTGTTACATTGTTAGCAGTGCGACCATCTAAAGACCGCCATGCTAATACCTGTAAAGAGTAATTAGTTTTACCACCAAGTAAAGAATGAACAACGCCTGACACTTCTCTAAAAGTGTAATTTTCTAAATGCCATAAACCATTGCGAGAAGTGTACGATCTTATTACAGGCGTACCTAGCTGATGTGGAAATGATTTACGAACACCTGTAAAAAAGTCTTTGTGTTGTGTTACCTTGTATTTGGTTCCCACAATATCAAGATGTTCACCTGTATCGGCATTATAAATATATTTTTTTGAGGGTACTAAAGTAGGTGTAGTGCCTACGTTAAGGTAAGATGCATGGTCTACATCAAGAGATTGGTATTCACCATCGTGAGCAAAACTTACCTTAGATTTTAGTGCAGTTGTTGTTGACATATTTTGTTTTCCTTATTTTTTTTATCAATATAACTACCTTATCTCATAATTAAATTAGGTTGTCAATAAATTATTTTATTTTTTTTTCTTTTTTTTTCAGTTGACAAAACTGTTTTTTTCTGATACACTCCGTTCACTATTTGGTTAAAGTTAGATATATAAAAAAGTAATAAAAACTATTTGACATATTATAATATATGACATTATAATCTAATTACTTTTTATAAACAAATCTATTGGAGAAAAACAAAATGCCAAGGGATCCTAATCAAATACATATTTCAAAGATGACTGGAAAGCTTGACGGCCTACGGGCAATAAATACGAATACAGTCACAAATGAATTTTGCATCGCACAATATAATAGCGGTAAAGATAACGTAATCTGTACTAGGTGTTACAGTCAAGAAATGCTTGGTTCCTATCGTAAGAACATGCAACCAGCATTGCAAGATAACAGTACTCTTTTATCTAGTTCTATTTTAGAAGATGAAAGACTGCCATTTTTATTAGATGCATACTTACGTATTGACGGTCACGGCGAACTAATAAACGACAATCACCTAATTAATATTTACAACTTAGCTTTGAAAAATCCGCATTGTAAAATAGCAATATGGACTAAGCGTATTCCTATTGTGCGATCCGTTGCCAAGAAAATGAAAACACCCGATAATATTATTCTTGTTTATTCCAATCCGATTATTAATAAAGTTAAGTATGAAAAAGATATCCCAGAATTTTTCCATAAAGTATTTAATAATGTATGGAGTGATCATAAAGTTGACGAACAAAATTGTACAGGCCAGCAGTGTAAAACGTGTATGATATGCTATAATTTTGAGACACCTAATATTATTATTGAAGCGGTCAAAAAGAATGGCAGAACAAGGAAGGCGAAACACTAATGAACTATCACCCTTTAAACCTACCTATTGAAGGGGGGCGTTTAACAGATGACATAAACGCTCCTACATCGCGGAGGGATTTAACTAGAATTGAAAACGTGGCTTGGTGCATACGTAACCTTGCAATCAATAACGCAAACCATCCAATGCTTAAACCTACATTAGAACATTTAAAAAGAATGATTTCTGTACGTAGTAAAATACAATCCATAAAACTAACATAAAAAAAGGCCCCCAAGAAATTAATCGAGGGGGCCAATTACTTTATTTAATTAAGTTTTATTATAAATCCCTTCCGATATTGCAGAATAACCAAACGACCATCACAGCAAACGCTATTGCTAATATTTGGCCGTGATCTAATACCAAACCGTGTATTGTTTCAATAATCATCTTGCTACGGCCTTCACTACAGTTTCTAGACTACCTTGTTGATTTGTCAGTCTCAATACTTCCCGCCTCAAATTCAGATTACTTTCTAAGGCAGCTAGCAGCTGCGACTTATAAGACACCCCGTTTCTATCTTGGATATCTGCATCAACTTCCAATTTGTGCATTATGTGTCTATTTCGCGGATTAGGTTTTAAATTAATCATAGTTTGTATCTCCTAAAAAGTAAGTTAAAATTAAACGTCAAGGTAAGTGTCGTGATTGTAAAGACTTTAAATATTCAGGATTGTGCGTCCAGTGATCAAAGTAGCTGATAAAGTCAAACCAGTATTGCGCTAGTGTCTCATATCCCCTTTCAAAAGTTTGAATACAACAAGTTGTAAAATAACCGTCAAAGTAATAGCCATCTTTAAGCCATACCTCGACCATAAAACGATTATCGGTCATATTAGAAACGCAAACCTCCTCGACTATCTCCATACGTTTCTTGCCAAGTTTCTTAGCTACTTTCTCTTCTGTCATATTATACATTGTTTGTATCTCCTATTGATGGATTAAAGATTCTTGAATCATAATCTAATTTAAAATTGTAGTCAATAGCCATAATAGCCATGGGGGGTCATATTTTTTTAAAGCAAGTTTTAGCCGTTGCGCTAGAAAAGCGACACCGTATCGCGTAAATTATGGGGCGTAAATATAACATGAGTCACAAAATGCGACAATATACGGGCAATAATGCGGTAAATGCGCGATAATTACGCGAAATAAAGACGATTTTTTACAATAACGCACACGGGCAGGGGCCACCACCCCCATGTGGTACGTATATCATGGAGTGTGCAACGGATAGTGAAAATGGAGTGTCAACCACTTTGGCGCATATTACCAGACACACACACGGCATGTGTATAAAACGTTGACATATCGCGGATTATTAAATATAGTAATATTACTTGAGGATACAGGGTATATATATTTACCCCTCCCCATTCGATAACGAATGTTATACCACAGAAAGGGTGGTTCGTCAAGTAAAAAAGGCACGACTATGAAAAAAAATAACTTGACAAACAAAGACAAATCCATACAACTATACTCAGACTCAGGTAGGTATTTACTAGAACGGTTTTATGCCGTATTAGAACAGGGGTTTTTAGTTGACCCACTGTCTCTACCAACTAGCGATCAATACTATATCTGGGTAAGGTTGCGAGAAATGTTCCCATCTCGTAATCTGACGTTGGGAGAGGTATGTAGGATGCTACGTGAAGAGGGCTTTACGGATGGCAAGGGCATACTGACATCGGAAGAGGGTGATCAAGAGGAAGACCAGCCAACCTAGCTATGCTTATTCTTGCGAGGTTTGTTGTGGTCTAGGTTTGGACAGACGGTAGGGTACGGCAGGGTTGTTCGTAGTCCTTATTGGTGCGAATACCCTGCCTTTTATTATTTAGAAAAGATCTGATTATGTCAACTATTGATGAACAAATTGATAAGCTAACCCGACGAAAAAAGAGGGCGCGTACTTTTGCAGAGAAGCAGAGAATTGATGTTGAGATAGCAAGGTTAAAGGCTCAAAAAAGTAGACGTAGGGAAATACCAAAGAATATGAAATTTGGTGGGCCACAAGACCAATTTCAAATATTAAATAAAAATATGCAACCGCCTTTACCTAGAGAAAAACCTTTTGAAAGATTGCCTTTTGAAGAGAGGCAGAGAATACGTAGACAAAACGTAAGTGCTATGACTCCTGAAGAGATAGCAGCTTCACAAAAAAGAATTGAACAAAAACGTAAAGAAATAAATAAAGATACGACATTTAATAAAAATGAAATATTTAAAGGAAAAGGAACCGATAGAGACAGGTTAGAGCAAAACATACTAGACGTATCTGAAAATCAAGGATTAGGTGGTACGATGCCTACAGATGCGGAGATGAATGTTATAGAAAAACTTGTGAGTAAGATAGTTGGTCGTAGGGTGCGATTTGAAGATATACCAGACGATGATCCAGATTTTAAGCAAGGCGATGGCAGTATAGAATATCCAGCAGGTAGGCCTGACTTACGCATGGGGGGCATGACCGCTAAATCAGGAGCGACCACTAAATTTAAGAAACCGCTTGGAATGAGGGGTGGTGGTGGTATATCTAAGTCGCAAAGGCAAAGGATAGCCAGACTCATGCAAGAGTATAAACAAAAGAAAGCTAGAAGATCTAATGGCAAAAGAACTAACAGATAGACAGAGGGCATTCCTAGACTGCCTGTTTGACGATGCCAATGGCAACATACGAACTGCTATGAAGATTGCAGGGTATAGCGAGAACACTAAAACTAGCACTGTACTCCAAACATTACAGGAGGAGATAATAGACAGGACGCAAATGTATTTAGCGTCTAATGGGCCTATGGCAGCTATGGCAATGACGGGCGTACTAACCGACCCTACCGCTTTAGGTAACCGTGATAGAATATCAGCAGCCCGTGAGATCCTAGATAGAACGGGCATAGTTAAGACTGAAAGAATAACGGTACAGGCTGAACCAACAAGTATGATAATGTTCCCACCAAAGGCAAAGCCAAAGTATGAAGAGGGCGAGGATGGAACAAACAACGACTGAAAATACTTGGAGGCCAGTTGTACGAAAGAGCCGACAGATACCGTTTGGGTATGAGGCTGATCCAAATGACGATACTATACTGTTGCCTGTACAGGAGCAGTTAGATGCATTACTTGAAGCTAAAGAATACTTAAAAACTTGTAGTTATAGAGAAGTTTCTAGGTGGTTATCTGCTAAAACAGGGAGGGCCATAACCCATCAGGCATTACACAAGTTAATAACTAAAGAAAGAGATAGACAGAATGCAGTCCAATCGTACAGGCATTATGCCTCCAAAGCCAAAGAGTATGCCGAAAAAGAAAAGAGCATCCAAGAAAAAATCCTCTACGCACCAGTTGAAAAAAGAGGTGATAGAATCGAAACCGATTGGGCAGACAGACTCTTATCCTGATAAGGAAGAAAAAACACAAGAAGAGAACCCTAACGCATTTAGATTAAATGAGGGGCCACAAGAAGATTTTATAAACGCACCAGAGCGAGAAGTATTATATGGGGGTGCTGCAGGGGGAGGTAAAAGTTTTGCGTTATTGATAGATCCGTTGAGGTATTGTCAATATCCTGATCATAGCGCACTTATACTTAGGAGAACAAATGACGAACTTAGGGAACTTATTCACAAGTCTACGGAACTATATCCGAAGTTTTATCGTGGGGCCAAATGGTCTGAAAGAAAGAGTCAATGGACTTTTCCTTCGGGTGCG